CAGCGATAGTTGGGATTATCCCATGTAACGCTGACAATATAACCCTTGTTATATATACACTTTCAGCGTTTCAGCGATATTTCTACTTTTTGCAAAAAAAATTATAATATTTTTTTCTATATAGTAGGTATAGGGCGGAAAGTAGGAAAATTGGCATAAAACTTATATAATTTTTTCAGCGTTTCAGCGTAGATTTGTAAGTCATTGTTTTTAAATACTTTTTTCATTTACCCCCACAACTATATAGCTTTTTTAACTGTATATAGCTTAAAAAGTGTAATTGTAATATTATACGGTTAATAATTTATATTTATGTCTAAAAGAAAAAACGAAGTTAAGCTAAGTACAGAATTAACCCCTAAACAAAGGGCGTTTGTAGATATATTAGTTGCTAACTGGGGCAGTATTACTAAAGTAGACGCTTGTATACAAGCGGGATATACAACTAAAGACCCCGCAAGAAAACCTTTTGAAATAGCTTCCAGATTAACAAACCCAGAAATTAACCCTCATATATGTAGATATTTAGAAAAAAGATTATCTCAGGAATTAAATAAATATGAAAAGGACAAATTAAAAACATACAAAGTATTTGAACGTTTAAGAAATAAAGCTGAAGAAAAAAATCAACTTGCCTCAGCTATTAATGCTGAATTTAGAGCGGGACAAATGGCGGGTTTTTTTGTAGATAAAAAAGAAATTAATCATATAGGGCTTGAAGGTATGAATAGGGAACAATTGGAAAAAAGATTGTCGGAATTAGAAAAAAATATAAATGAAAATAAACAAATCATCGACATTAACGCTGAAGAAATTACTCCAGAAAAGTGATTGGAATAATTTTATTAGTACGTTTAACAAAGTGCATAACCAACACTTAAATAGTAGTGTAGGCAATGTAGAAATAAAAATTTATGATAAAAAGAAAACTAATAAATAAAAAAGCTAAAAAAGAAATAGAGAAATACCCATTAGTACAAATTAAATGGTATGATATTACAAGCGATAGCGCTTGGCAGTCTATAGATGATTTAATGACGGCAAAACTACCAATATGTACTACAAAGGGGCATTTATTAAGCGACAATAAAGGCATTGTAAGAGTATTTGGAGACTACGCCCTTAAAGATGAAAAAACGGGCGTAATTGATGAAATTGCCAACACTACAATAATACCTACTTCAGTAATAATTGATATTAAAAAAATTTAAGCGACTATAAAAATATCAACTATTTTATCTTTGTTTAAATGTATTTCAACGTTGCAATCTCTTACTAAAAGATTATCATCATCCTTAGTTAATGGTTTATCAATATCACATTTATAACTAAAAACCTTATTAACTTTTCTTAAAAATTTTGGGTTTTTAAGGTCACAAGCATATGCAATAGGCAATAACTCAAGGCAATCGTTTATTTTTTTAAAATAATTTTTACTTTGTTCAACTTCTTTAAATTGCCAAGCTATTGTACGGCATTTTTCTATTAAATTAAAAAGCCATTCCTCATTCAAGTAGTTTTTAATTGATGTATGAGTTGCCATATTATTTTATACCTCCATTGTTTTTATAAAAGTTTATTAAATGCTCTATAGTTTTTGCATAACTTAATTTTATATCTAATGCATTATTAGATAAATTAGTTAACTCATCGTATACTTTTTTATGTACGCTTATGGGCTTATAATTTGTAAATTCATAAGCCGTTTTTGTTTTTCTATTGCTCATATTTTTTCCTTTGTTATTGTTTACTTTACCCACTTATCAACGCTGTACTTATTTGCATTAATGCGGGTAGCCTTATAATTTTTATCAAAATTATTATTTTCGGTAAACCAAATAATCTTAATAAAATTCTTTAATACAACTATTAATAAAAATATAAAAACAGTTGTTATACATATGTTGTAAATCATTTTGTTTCATCCTCCATTATTAGTTTAAGTTTACTACAAAGCCTGTATTATCGGTTTTTGCATTGCCTTTAGTTGCTAAGCCTACAATAACGCCTTTAGGCTCTAAAAATCTTAAGTCGCTTATATCGCCGTCTACTACATTGCGACCTAAATAAGTTTTAGGCAACTTGTCTTTAAAAACAACCGCTATATTAAAAGCCGTTGTTAATAAATCTTTTATATCGCTGTCATTACTTTCCGATTTACTAAAAGTTAAATGATAATTACTAGGCAACTTATCACTCAATCTGTTTTTAATTTTAGTATAATCATAAAATTGAATATCTGGGTTTAATTCCATAATATTTTTACCGTCTTTAATAGGATATCGCTCCCAGATTAAATCGCTAGTACCGTTTAAACGTACGGCGGGTTTTAAACCTTGTTTAATTGCCCTCTTTTTAAAGTTTTTAATTTCTTTATCAAGTTGCAATAAAAATTTTTGGCGGTTTTTTAAAAAGTAATAAGTTTTATTTAAACGGCTTTTTTGAGTAAATTCAAACCGACCTCGACCGCTTGTGTTTAAACACGCCATTGCACAACCTACTGACGCTTTAGGGCATATGTTAACCCCGCTCAACTTGTGCGGGGCTAAATGTAGTATTGCGGTTAAATAACCCATTTCAATACTTTTAAGCATTTTTGTGTTATTGATACCTAAAAGCTTTTTTTGCGGTTTATATTCCATATTAAGCAACCGCCTTTAACTCAACCTTTTTTATTTTTTTAAGTAAATAATCAGTTGCTTTGTAAGCACGTGCTAAAGATGAGGTTAAAAATTTAACGTCATTTTTTAACGCTGATATCCAACTTTTAATATACAAGGCGTGGTCGGCACGAATTGTTTTTTCTAAATTAAATTGCTGACATAGCATTATAGACCCACATTCAGCGATTAATTCCTCAAATGCATATGATTGCTGAGCATTATCTTTAAATTTTTTGTCATTATCTTTAAAGCGGTCGAGCCTTTGAGCGTGGCCAGTTGAGTGTATTAATTCGTGAAATAATACAGAATAATAGTTATTTGTTTCATCAGCATATGACGTTTTAATAAAATTCTCTTTATTTGTCATATGGATATAGTCTGTAGTTTTTGCATAATAGCAACGGCCGTCGTTACTGTGTTTAATTTCAACCCCTGTATCATTAATAAAATTATCTATTTCTTGAATAGATACAACTTTATTTACATTGTCTGTATTATCAAATTTTAATTTGCATTCCGACAAATCAACTTGAGCAATGTTAAAAACTGGAGTTGCCTTTAAAAAAGGTATTTTATTCTCTTTTTTTGTTTTTTCATTCTCTTTAGTAAATGAGCCGTAATATAAAACTTTAGCCTTGTGAGTTTCGCCAGTTATAATTTTACCGCCTATTTTTTTCCAATCTAAAAAAGATGCCCATATATTTTGACTGTAATTATTTATATTAGCAACAAAATTTAAATTAAAAAAATTCGTGCTGTTATAATGTTTACCAGTCACCGCATTAGTAGGCATATTTTTAGATATAAACATTTTAGCCCAGTCATTAGGGTTATTTTCCCAGATTTGAACAATCGTATCTCGGATATTGTATAAATAGTCTTTAGCCGATACTTTGTTTAAGTTATTTTCCATAGTTTTTTACCTCTTTTTTTTCAGTTGATTTTATAACTTCAATATATTTTTGCGCTGTTGCTAATTGTTTATCGCTTAAACAATTAAGAATATATTTCATAACTTCGAATTGATGATCACAATTTTGGATATCACGATAAGTAACATCAATTTTATTTATTAAGTGTTTTTTTTCCATAGTTTTTTACCTTTTATTATTTGTTAATATAGCCTTTATAATTGAGCAGTTTTTGATTGCAACATAAATTATTATATAATCTTAGAAAATGTAATAAAATCAACGATAAATAAAAAGCAATAAAATCAATTACTTATTGCTCATATTGACCACTTATTAACACAACTATAAATTGCATTTAATGAATAAAACAACTGAAAGCGACATCTATAAACTAATTAAAAAAGCCGTTGTTAATCTTAAGTTAAATTGTCATTTGACCAGAATTGAAAGCGGGTTGACGGTTAATGGAATTCCCGATTTACATGTCGTTTATTATTCAAATCAAGTTAATAAAGCCGTTACATTCTGGGTTGAATTAAAGAGTAATAACTTAAAAAATTGCAACTTATCTAAATATCAAATCAATTGGATATTAAATCATAACAAGGCCGGTGGGCTTGTGTTTATCTTGAATAAGCCCCTCTTAGAGCCAACGCTTAAACTCTATAGACTTGAGCCGAGCGCCTTGCTTACTGAGCAATTAAGCGTTAGTTATAACGTCGATGGCGTGGCTAGGTTACTTGACCACGTCGCAAGCGTGGCGTAATTGCTTTGTTATTACCGATAATCATTAATTATCACTTATAATATAACGTGGGATATATACGCGTATAGGTTGTATCGTGCGCCGTTGTCCGTTGCCGTTGAGGCTCTATATCAAAGCCAAATACAATCTACGGTTGTACAACTTATAGTTGAATTGGCGAAAAAAGAGTGTCTTTCCCATAGGTGCTTGTGCAGGACTTATACATACAGTATGGTTGATTTTATTATGGACCCTAATATTTCTAATATTGACCTATTAACTACTGATCAATTACGCGAGCGAGTTGAGCGCGCATGGATCCAGCATATTAAATTATGCCAGGATAATTTTTTATATTTTGTAAAAGAGATGTGGCCGGATTTTATTTTTCGTAAGGAAATTGATAGGACCCGTTGGGGCCACCATCAGATAATTGCTAATGAATTTACTAAGATATCAAGCGAAAAAAAAGGGAGGCTCATAATAAACATGCCCCCTAGACATACTAAATCTGAATTTGCTTCTATTTATTTTCCTGCTTGGATTATAGGGAAGTTTCCTAAAATGAAAATTATGCAAGTATCTCACAATGCTGAATTATCAGGAAGATTTGGTAGTAAGGTTCGTAACTTAATTGATTCACCACAGTATAAACAAATATTTGGTGATGTAAGGCTAAGAGAAGATTCAAAGGCCAAAGGTCGTTGGGAAACTAATCATGGGGGTGAGTATTATGCTGCCGGTGTTGGTGGAGCCATCACGGGCCGTGGTGCTGATTTATTAATTATTGACGACCCACATACGGAACAAGACTCATTATCCAATACTGCTATGGAGCGAACATATGATTGGTATCTTTCAGGACCCAGACAACGTTTACAACCAGGTGGTTCCATATTGCTAGTTATGACTAGATGGGCAGAAGATGATCTTACAGGTAGATTAATCAAGGCTCAAACAGAACCAAAAGCAGATAAGTGGAAATTAATTTCATTTCCAGCAATTTTAAAATCAGGGAAACCAGTTTGGCCTGAATATTGGAACCTAGAAGAATTAGAAAAAGTAAAAGCTTCTTTAAGTATTAGGAACTGGTCTGCTCAATACATGCAGAATCCTACATCTGAGGAAGGTGCAATTATAAAACGAGAATGGTGGCAAGAATGGAAACATGACTACATACCAAACCTACATCACATTATACAAAGTTATGATACAGCGTTTAGTAAAAAGGAAACTGCCGATTATTCTGCTATTACAACATGGGGTATTTTTCAACCAAGAGAAGATGGTCCCTTTGCTCTTATTTTATTAGATGCAGTTAAGGGTAAATATGATTTTCCAGAACTTAAAAACGTTGCTTTTGATGCTTATAAATATTGGGAACC